TGACGGCTAGGAGGTTAAATGGCTAACACTACCTCTGGAACAGCAACATTCGATAAAACTTTTTCTATTGATGAAATTATAGAAGAAGCTTTCGAACGTATTGGTTTAAATTCTGTAGCTGGTTATCAAATGAAATCAGCTAGACGATCTCTTAATATCTTATTTCAAGAGTGGGGTAATAGAGGTATTCACTATTGGGAAATAGCAGAAACTAATATTGACATGATTGAAGGTCAAGCAGAGTACAAATTTTTTAGAGAAAGCGCTGATGGAACTTCTGCAACGACTACACCTACAAACGGAATATATGGAATGTCTGATGTTCTTGAAGCACATTTAAGATCTAATAGAACTCAAACAACACAATCAGATAGTCCCATGACTAAAGTTGATAGATCAACTTATGGAGGATTTTCAAACAAACTTTCTAAAGGAACACCTAATCAATATTTTGTTCAAAGATTCATAGATCACGTAAGTATTCAAATATATCCAACACCAGATTCTACAAATGCATCTAAAGATATGCATATTTATTATATTAAAAGAATTCAAGATATTGGTGATTATACAAATGCAACAGACGTACCATTTAGATTTGTGCCTTGCATGGTATCAGGACTTGCATATTATTTAGCACAAAAGTATCAACCACAATTAATTCAATCTACGAAACTTGCTTATGAAGATGAATTTGCAAGAGCATTAGCAGAGGATGGTTCTGCTTCTAGCACACACATAACACCAAAAACTTATTATCCAGGAGTATAATGGCAAAATACGCAACAGGTAAATATGCAAAAGCAATATCAGACAGGTCTGGTATGGAGTTTCCGTATAAAGAAATGCTTAGAGAATGGAATGGATCATTGGTCCATGTTTCAGAGTACGAGGCTAAGCAACCACAGTTAGAGCCCAAACCACATGGCGCAGATGGTATAGCTTTAAAAAATGTTAGAACAGATAGAGTAGAACCAGCTGTTGCGGTATTGTTAGGAAACAATCCTTTTTCTACTACAGCATCATCAACAACAATAACTGTAACAGAAAATAATCATGGAAGAACTTCAGGAGACACAGTAAGATTTAGAAATGTGCAAGGAAGCCCTGGAGGTGTAGCTTTTACAGCCTACGAAAACTCTTCAGGTTTTAGTATAACAGTAACTACAACAAATAAATATACGTTTACACTAGGTTCAACTCCTAGTATAACAGAAGAAGGAGGAGGACCAACTGTGACTGCAGGTCCAGTTACTATAACACCATGATAAATAAAATTTGGAATTGGATAAAAAATATTTTTAAACCAGAAAAACAAGACCCTCATCTTGTTTTGTATGAAGAAGTACAAAAGCCTAAACCAGAACATTGTCCAAAACATTTAAGATTTAAAAAAAGTTGTGTAGATTGTAGAGAGGTAATAGCATAATGGCAGGATTAAGTGCATCAGGATTGAAAACACAAATTAGAAGTTATACAGAAACAGATTCTACTGTCTTATCAGATTCTGTTTTAGAAAATATTATTTTAAATGCACAATATCGAATATTTAGAGACGTGCCTATTGATGCAGATAGAAAACAACAAGATGGTAATTTAGTGGCAGGTCAATCAACTATTAACTGTCCAGCAGGAGCTGTTTTTATTAGAGCTATACAAGTATATGATTCAACATCAGCTGTGACTGGAGCAAACGTATTTTTAGAAAAAAAAGATATTTCATATTTACAAGAATATGTATCGTCAACAGAATCAGCTAAAAGAGGGCAACCAAAATATTATGCTATGTTTGGTGGTGCAACAGGAGAATCTGATACCACTTCCGGAAGAATAATGTTTGCTCCTGTCCCTGATACTACGTATAAATTTAAGGTTCACTACAATGTAGCTCCTGCATTATTGGAGAACGATGACACCAATTACATTAGTCTTAATTTTCCAAATGGTCTTTTATATTGTTGTTTATCAGAAGCTTATGGATTTTTAAAAGGCCCGATAGACATGTTGACACTATACGAAAATAAGTATAAACAAGAAGTACAGAAGTTTGCTAACGAGCAAGTTGGTAGAAGACGAAGAGATGACTATACTGATGGCGCTGTTCGTATTCCGGTAAACTCAGCAAACCCGTAGGAGAAAAATTATGGCTATATCATCAGCAATTTGCACAAGTTTTAAACAAGAAATCTTGGTTGGTACACACAATTTTACTGCTTCTAGTGGTGATACTTTTAAAATAGCTTTATATACAAGTTCTGCATCTTTAGGTGCAGGAACCACTGCTTTCTCAGACACAAACGAAATTTCAAATACATCTGGATCTGCATATAGTTCAGGTGGTGCAACTTTAACAAGTGTTACGCCAACTACATCTGGCACAACTGCATTATGTGATTTTGCTGATGTTAGTTTTACTTCGGCATCTTTTACGGCAAATGGTGCATTAATTTATAATTCTTCTCAGTCTAATAAAGCTGTTGCTGTTATCGCTTTTGGTGGTGACAAAACAGTATCTAGCGGAACATTTACAATTCAATTTCCAACAGCAGACGCAAGTAACGCAATCATTCGTATAGCGTAAGGAGGAACTCCTTATGGCATCTACCTGGGGTACTAACACTTGGGGATCAAACGAGTGGCAAGATGACGTTATATCAGTTTCTCCGACAGGACTTTCAACAACAGCATCAATAGGAACCGTTGAAGCTTTTAATACTAAGGGTTGGGGTAGAGATGATTTTGGTAATGGTGCATGGGGTGTTGAATATTCTGTAGCATTATCTGGTCAACAAGCAGACACTACTTTAGGAACAGCTGTTCATGGTATTGGTGTTCCTTTAAACATGGTTGCAGATCCACCAACAGGTGATCAACTTTTAAAATTTGCAAGAACTAGCGTTGGTAGTGTTTCTGTTGTTACAGTAGAAGTAGCAGCTCTTACAGGAGTAGAATCAACTTTTGCAACTCCAACTTTATCTTATGCAGGTACATTAGTTGGTTGGGGTAGAGATGGTTGGAATGATAATTCTTGGGGTGAATCTCCTGATCAAGTTATTTCTTTAGTAGGTAGAGAGGCAACTTCAAGTGTAGGTGCAATAGCTCCAGCAGACGTAGTTGGATTATCAGGACAAGAGGCAACAACAAATGTTGGAAGTACAACTTTCACCATTGACTCAACACCAAGCATTACAGGTCAAGAAGCTACAGGAAATTTAGGAACGTTAGGATTAGAATTTGGTCCAGCTTCTATATCAGGAGTATCTGCTTCTTTCAATGTGGGAACGTTAGGACTAGAATTTGGTCCAGCAACAATCACTGGTGTTTCAGCAACCACTAATGTGGGTAGTATAACAATTGATGACGCACAAATAATTGACATAACAGGTGTTCAATCTACGTCTGCTGTGGGATCTATAATTCCTGAAATAGGTGTTCCTTTAACAGGTATAGCCGCAACATCTTCAACTGGATCTATAACTCCATCAGATATAATGGGTTTAACTGGTTTACAAGCTACTTTTGTAGATCCTACAATTGGAATACAAGCTTACGCAAATGTTGACACAGGATCTAATGGTTCTTACAGTAATGTTGACACTGGTTCAAATTCATCATATAGTGACGCCTCAACAGGTTCGAATTCATCATATTCTGATGTTGCAACTGGATCGAATACAAGTTATAGTGACGCTGCATAGGAGATAAAATTTATGGCATCTACATTTACGCCTTTAGGTGTTGAACTTCAAGCAACTGGTGAGAACGCCGGTACATGGGGAACGAAGACTAATACTAA